CGGATAGCGCGCATGTGGGGGTCGTTCCCCCGGGCTGTCAAATACGAGTTCGCCACCGTAGAGCATCTTTAGACACGTTCTAACTACTCTATGAGGGCATCATGTCATCTTGTTTATTCAATAATCTAAACGGGCCTTTTGCAAACGTTGTCGATGGCTTTGTTTATCCTCAGTTTCTTACCGCCAATCGCGCGCCGACCTCTCAAGACATCTACCCCCCTGGTACGCGTTGGATAGATTTAAGTGTTAATCCACGCCTTATCTATGAAACATCTGGGGCTGGTGATTGGGATACAGGAGGCGTTCAACCTGCCACCACGACTACTTACGGAACGGTTCTTCTCACGGACAATAACGAGCCTGTCGCTACCAAGTTTTACGCAGATAATTTAGCTATTGCAGGCGCTACTGATGCTTCTCAGGTTACAAAAGGCATTTCTTATCTAGCCACAAATGCGGATGTCGTTTCACCTTATCCAACTCCATTAGGGGCTAACACCGTTTTAACACCTGCAAACATTACCACAATCTTTGCTTCTCCCCCTCCAACAGGTGGAACCACTCCGGGAGCCGGATCTTTTACAACGCTTGCAGCCTCGGGACTTGCCTCACTAAGCGGAAGCGCAACGATTTTGACAGCGGGAACAGATCTAAACCTTGCTACCGATGCGGATACCGCAGCCGTTAACATAGGCACGGGAGCTGCCACGCGAACCATTACGATAGGGGAGAATTCTGCCGCCACCGCGATAGTGCTAACCGCAGGCACGGGCGGCATTTCTATGACCTCTGCAGGTGCCGGGGATATCACTCTAGCATCATCTGATACGCTGCTCCTAGATTCAGCGGGTGTTTTAGAGCTAAACTCTTCCGCCGGGGTTATTTCTGTTGGTAATGATGCTGTAAACTTAGGTATCAATATTGGCACAGCGGGAACAAGGCCAATAATCATCGGCAACAGCACCGCAACAACCAGCGTTTCTATTAATGGCGGTACAGGGTCATCTGTTAATATAGGAACCAATGCGATCGCACACATTGTTTCTATCGGAAACGTCACCGGGAATACTGCCGTTGCTATTGATTCAGGAACCGGCGCAATTAATGTCGGCACTTCTATTGCAAAAATAATCACCATCGGAAACGTTACCGGAACAACTTCGGTTAATATCAACACCGGAACAAACGGATCAGCCTACACTACTACAAACGGTCCTTTCACATTAGCTACAGGCACAGGAAACATTAACATTTCTAATGATGCCGCAGCAACCACTGTTAACCTGGCTACAGGCGGAGGAATTAAAGCTACCACCATAGGATCAACAAACGCCACAAGTACAACGACCTTGCAATCGGGATCAGGAGCTCTTAACGTGACTGCAACCGGTGGAGCTTTAACCATCAACAGCGGAATAGGAGCCCTTGGTATTTCTACAGACGCTTCTGCAACTACCGTCAACATTGGAACGGGCACAGCTGTTGTAAAAACCATTAGCATCGGTGGAACGGGCGCAAACGTCATTGCAATTGGCAATACACAAACAGCAGGATCTGTGACAATTGGCAACGCCATGATCACCGGCACCATCCAAATCGGAGGATCTGGCGCACAAACCGGCACGATCACTATTGCAGGTGGTACAGGCGCGCAAACGGTCAACATCGCCAACAGCACCGGGGGAAAAACGGTAGCTATTGCGACAGGAGCCGGAACGAACGTTGTCTCCCTAGGATCTACGGATACCGCTTCTTCTCTGACGCTGCGTGCCGGGACTGGTAATTTTAGCCTGGATGGCGCTGCTACTACGATCTATACATTTGCACCTTCTGTTACTTCAGGCACTATAAACTTTGGCGGAACCGGGGCAAATACAGGCACAGCAACAGTATTCGGCGGGACAGGCGCACAGACGATCAATATTGCAAATAGTACCGGTGGAAAAACCGTTGCAATCGCAACAGGAGCAGGGGCTAATACGGTTACGCTTGGGTCAACTGATACGACCTCAACGACCACAATTAAAGCGGGATCCGGAAAGGTCAATCTAGTTGGAAATGTCGCTTTAACAACTCCCGCAACACAGCTTCAAGTACATGGTGGAGCTGTTACGGACTTTATCGGAGCGGGCGTTCTTACTTTGGGTACGGTCACAATTGCCAATACTAACATTGCTGCTACGGATAGGATTTTCCTAAGTCGCCTTGCAACAAATGGCTCGGTAACGCTTGGTGAGTATACTTATACGATTAGCGCAGGCGCAAGTTTCACGGTGACAAGTGTCATCTTAGGAACACCTGCAAGCACACAAACAGCTGATGTAAGCTCATTTGCTTATTTCATCGTTAGACAAATTTAAGGATGGTCATGATTAGTCAACTCACCGTGATTGAAACGCAGGTAAACGGAAAGCCTTATCACCTTTTTTGTAACCCCAGTTCATCTTTTGGGGACCTTAAGGAGGCGATTTTTCAGCTCTCTAAGGTCATCTCGCAACAAGAAGATCTAGCCTTAGAAAGAGTTAAAGCCCAAGCAGCAGAAAAAGAAGCTGAAGAAGCATCTAAAGCTATTGAAAATTCTAAGGAAGCAGATATTAATGTTTAACATCAATAATAATTCTGTTCAATTACAGCTTCCGGCTCCAGAGCTGGCAGCTGTAATGACAGGTGCCCAGGTTGCCATCGGCACGCTGATTGCTAACCCGTGCAAGATCATTTTCGATAATCAAGGCACTGTACCTGTTTCGATTACCATGAGCAGCTTAGGCACGTCTAGCATATGGCGCGTCTTTCCAGCTGGAGAGGCTCTTATTTTGGATAACGATTTAGAGGCTTTTCCATCCGGGACTATTTTTTATGGAACCGGGGCTTCAGGTCGCTTCTCGATCTCTTATACCTACATTAAGGGATACGCATGAGTCAAATCATTAAAAACCTGGCGGCGGGCCCGGTGCCTCCTGCTGTGCCTACGGAATTTCATACCGACATTAATTCGCCTTCGATTCCAATCGCAAACGTAGAAAACATTTTCGGCGGTTTTGTTGGAACGAATAACTTAAATGGCATTCAAACTGACGGATCTTCCGGGTCCAACACGATCACCGTACAGCTCACCAACAGGCTTCAAGGATCTGGAACGACAATAAATGCTGGAACTGCCGATATTATTGTATTTACTCCAACAATTATCGGAACATACTCAATCGAGTACAGAACAGCTGCCTATAATCTCACAAGCGCTTTAGGCGGCGGTTATAGCTTCTTTGGAGGCATTCGCTTTGATGGGGCAGCCTCGCACATTTGCGATACTTTTGACGAGATTAACAACGAAGAAGGTACCATGAGCAACACGGACCTTTCTGTTGTTGTTGCGGGCGCTAACGTGATCCTTAGGGCAACCGGTTACGCAGCACAAACAATAAACTGGTCATCAGTGGCTTTGTACACATTTATAGGGGTTTAGCGTGGCTGGAACAAAAAACGATGTGCTAGTAGCAAAAAATGCCGATTATTCACAAGCTGCCGCACCAAATCCTCAATCTTCTGAAAACAATGGTTTAATCACTAACGGTCAGATGTGGATCGGCACAACCGCGCTTAATTCCGGCGGAACGCATATTAACGTCGGGAAAATAACCTCACCCTCAGGCACAGTTTCAATCGGATACACCTCTCCAAATATCACCCTAGATGCAGGCGGAGCGGTTGCAACCACGTATACCGAAAATAGTGGGACTGCCACGCCGGCAGCAGGCAACTTAAACGTTTTAGGACCTAATACAGCACTCACAGGTTATTCACCTTGGACCGTAGGCAGCGGCAGCACAATCACCGCCAACATGCCAGGAACAGTTAAATGGGTTGTCAACTCGGTTGCTAATCTTGGGACGCACACAACCATTCAAGCAGCTATCACAGCCGCATCCAGCGGTGACGACGTTTTCATCACGCCAGGCACGTACACTGAAAATCTAACACTCAAGGCCGGGGTCAACTTATTAGCCTACACTACCGACGGAACAACGCCTAGTGTCACTATCATCGGTAAAGCAACCATGACAACGGCCGGAACAGTAAGCATTTCCGGAATCCGTCTACAAACAAACGCGGACTTCTTTTTAGCTGTTACAGGATCGGCTGCCTCAATAGTGTATCTTAATAATTGTTATTTGAATTGTGCTAACGCAACCGGCATCAGCTTTACAAGCTCTTCGGGATCTGCGCTTATTTCTATCAACTATTGTTTTGTGATTATCGCCGGAGCAAACGCCTTTTACACGGCTACGTCAGCGGGTAATTTGACAATCGCATTTTCAGATTGTGACATTACCGGAACCTCTGGAACCGCAACCGCTAGCTCCACATCAGCAACCGTGGTTAGAATAAAAAACAGCATGATCGGCTTCCCGCTCTCCACAACATCCACGGGGCAGATCCAAGCATGGAACTCCTATTTTGATAATATTGTGGCAAACGTCACGTCTGTCACACTAGCAGGAACCGGATCAGCATCGTTTACAGGTTGTGGATTTACTTCAGGTACTGCCTCGGCGCTTTCTGTAGGAACAGGCACAACGCTCAACCTGCAAGCGTGCTCCGTAGTCAGCTCTAATACAAATGCAATAACAGGCGCCGGAACGGTCAATTATTCCGCGGTCTCCTATGGACAGGGAGCCTCTTCAGGCATAAACGTGACTAGCCAGGTCAACGCCTCTCCATACATGACCAAGATCGCAACGCTTACCGCTAGCAACTCGGCAAGCTTGGCCTTTACAAGCACCCACATCACTGCCGCGTATACCGCGTATTATATCGTCTACAACAACATCATTGCAGGTACAGCCTCACAAACGCTTAATATGGACTGGAGCGTCAACAACGGCGGAGCGTACTTAAACAGCAACTATAACAACGCTTGCTTAGTAGGCTCATGGAACTCTGCCACGCTATCAAACCCGGGCTATACCACCACGTGTCCAATAAGCGCACCTACAAACTCTAGTACAACGATACCCACATCAGGAAATCTTACAATTTATGCAGTTGGCACGAGCCAGCACACAAACTACACAGGTAGCTTTATGTGCAGCGGCAACGTCTACGGAATGATCTTCGGAGGCCAAGCGGGCGCCTTGATCACGCTTAACAACATCAAATTTTCGTTCTCCAGCGGAAATATTGCCTCGGGCACTATCACTCTATACGGGATTGTACAGTAAACTTTGATGCGCATTTCATGTTAAGGCACTCAAGACCCATAGGCCAATACATCAAGCAGTAAGGACAACGCCAGTCTATTTCATAACTAGAGTCGTCTGCTCTTACCATATCATTTTCAAGGACATACGGGTTGTTACTCTCGTCTAAATGCATCTCACCTGTCTTTGTCCACACGTTATGACCCTGATGGATATGGATAAGCGTTTCATTGGGGTGGATATAAATAAGCCTGCTATTTGATGGGTCTATCTCTTTTTCGCTTAAGTAGATCCTTTCTCTAGGCACTTCAGAGCCCGTAAGAGAAACACAGCCCGCCAAAAAAGTCAAAATAAAAATGTTAACAAATTGCATGTCGCTCCTTAGAAGATTTTTTCTTCATACATTTAAGGTTTTCCATAATCGTTTTTGTGGATTGTAAGTAATCGTAGAATTTCAGTTCATTATAAATGAGGTCCTTACAATAGCTTTCATTGCGGTAAACGTCAATAACAACCCCGTCCGTACCGTCAAAGGAGAAATAGTACATGTGTTCATGTCCGCAAACCTCCATCTGGTGCTGTAGTTGAGGCATATAGATATCGGGCACCTTGCCGGAAACCGCAAGCGAGTGGCTCTTTTCACCGGGGCACTTCACCTCGACGATATGCTGGCCGTCAAGCGTGATGCCGTCCAAGCTGGCTACCATCCACTCATATTCTGGGTGCGTGCGAATCTCTGGAAACATGGCCAGGCCCGTCATAGTGCGAAAGCATTCTAAGGCAGCGTCTTGAAGGTTTATCCCGCGCTGCATTCTTTCAGTCATAGGCTTAGGCTCGGAAAGGTCCAGCTTCTCAAGCCAAAGATCATAAGGCGTGCTCCAAGGAGACACGCCCATGATCGTCACAGCATCCGAAGCGCCTATCTTAGTCTTTCGCCACTCAAGCCAATCAGGAGTGTTTTGCTGCATCATCTTTTTGATCCCGCTTTTTTTCTTTTTTAATCCGTTTAAGTTCTTTAACGTGATAAGCCTTTTCTTTGCGGAGTTGATTAAGTCGCAAAACAGAAAGATTGTGCTGTGATTGCGTGATTGTCATACGTTAATGACCTTCCTTTTGCGTTTAGCGTCACTTAAGATAGAGTCATAGATCTTTAAGGGTAGGTTAGAGAAGTCTTTGTTCAATTCGTTTCTTTCAAGATACCTATGAACGCTTGCTTTAAAGTCGTCGTCGGCACCCTCAAACACCTTGACAAGCTCTAAAGCAAG